CCTTGACGCTTCAGGAATGCCTCAAAGTCCATGTTGCCACCGACTGGCCCTGCCACGCTTGAGCGGTCGATCGGTTTCAGTTCAGGCAAATCTATGCCCAATTCCTTGAATGTCTTTGTCACGGGACTGAGAAGGCAACGGCAAGAAAAATGTTTCGGGGGTTTGGTGAATGCCACTCTGTGACCGATTGCTTTACCGTCAACAGTCCAGGTCAAACCGTCCCTTGGAGCACATTGCAAGCACGTCCTTGAGTCAAGAGTTGCAACCCACTCAACACCTTTCACAACGTTATCGTTTCTACTGTATGTCTCCATAAGAGAAGCGTTTGATACAGTGAGTATAGATGTTCTTACAAGGTTATCGGCATGCCGTTTTGAAACACCTATCTCATCTTTTACTGTTTTGATTATATTCCTGTTTGGAAGCCCTGCAATAACGCCACGCCTCACAGCACTTTGGAACCTAAAGACACTATCGTCTGATTGTTTTCCCCACCATGCTCTTTGTGGTGCCCCTTGAATCATTGCATTTGTGGCAAGCAACTCAATAGTTGTTGCTGAAGGTAATGTTGCAAATATATGATTCTCAAGCGCCTCGCTTATGCTCTTTGTTGCAATCTGTGATGTTGTAAGCGCTACACCTTGCGTTCCTGCAATGGCGATATCTTCGACAGTTCCATAATAGCCTACTGTTATTTCCTTCATGTCAGCAAGCATTCGATTAAATCTGCTTTTGCTGAAATCTGTCAATGTCCCACTATCCAACAACTTCACAATAGCGGCCCGCATTGACTCAAGCTCTGCAATGACGTTTTTTGTCACTCCGTTTGAGTATTTTATCAGGTCAATATTGTACGCCAACAGCTTGTCCTGTATTTTAACGTCTTTTACTTGCATTACACTATGTCAGGTGATGGTGGAGGGTTTGCGTTTATCCGTTCCTGCTCGAGTTCGTAGGTGTCAGAATCTTTATAAAATTCACCTTGCTTAATGTTCCAGAAAAAAGCCTCTTTGCTCATCTCTCCAGCCTGAACCAATCCGAGCAAAGCCGTGATAGTCTGTGCACTCATATGCATTGGGACAAAATCACGATTCAACAACACAGTTACTTTTGCGTTGTCTGACCCGGCCCATTCAATCATCTTTGTAATTGCTTTATTAAAAACCACTGAAAGAGATATTGACATTGCGGCAAGTGTTGATACCTCACCAGACAAGTGGATAGAAGCAGTTTCAGCCGATTCGACTTGCCTTTGTTGCTCCTGCAACGCTCTCGTTCCGAGTGTCACCATGCGCTTTTCTTTGTCTTTGAGATTGTTACGCAATGCCTCAAAGTTATTCTTCACTTCAGCATAAAACGCCTTTGCGTCTGATTCTGGCAAAGCCTGAGCTGTTGGCCCACCGATATAAATAACGTGCCCTTCTTCTGGCGTATAACCAGAGATAAACAGAGTCGGCAATCCAGACAAATGGCATCCATGTTCATAGTCTGCTGTAGTTTTGTAATGGGAAAGGTTCATATTCACCAGGCCAATAAGCAATGGCTTCTGAACTTTAACAGTTGGGTAAAAATAGAATGGTATTGAGGTTTGCCTATTGCCGCCAATAAGGGGAAAAATATCTTCACCTACCTGGGTATCAACATCGTCTTTTGATTCGAACAATCTTACACGGTAAAACCCGTCGAACAAGTCAAGAACCCTGTGCACCTGTTTGACTTCACTTTTGAATTCATCGACTTTGACCGATACGTCCTCAACCAGGACAACCTTTGATAGCGTTTTGCTACCATCGATAACACTTTCCTCCCAGTTGATTATAGACTCAGTTTTGTACATTGTTGCATTCGGTCGTGCGTTGGCGGCGTTGGCTTCTGCTTGTGTGGCAAACTCCCCAATATCTGGATGATCAACAAGCAATCCGTACCGATTGACGACCATTGCCTCTTCCGTCTGTTCACGCAGAAACTCAGGAGAGGTCGAACCGTTCATGTCGATATTATCAAGCAGCTCTTCGTTTTTGTCTGACTCGATTGTTGGCGGCTTTCTAAACAGCATCCCCATCATAACCTCAATGGTTCTTGCCGTGGCATCGTAGAACACAGCAAGATCAACCCTTGCCGAATAGTCAGCATCTGTCTCATTAACAAGTTTGCGCAGGTATAATTCACCACCTTCGTGAACTTTTTCCTGGCCTTCCGCAACGTCTCTGCATTTCTTCCAGATTGGCAACCACTTCACATAATCAGGATGTTGATAAGTAACGCCCATTATACCCCTCCTACTCTTATTGGTACTGCTGTTGATTTCTTGATAGGATAAATGAAAGCCGAACAATAACCAGCACAATCCATCCTATCGTCTATTGTTGCTGGCCCTGTAAACTTTTCAGGTAGTCCCGTTGCGTCTGAGAATGCATGCTCTTCCATTGATGTTGATGATTCTGGGCACATACTACCATTTATGAAAAACCGATTATTATAAAGAAGCCTTTGCACAGAGTTTATCCTATCGGCTATGCGTGGATTGGTTTTCTTTGCTCTTATTTGATACCCTGCTGTTTTGAGCATTGATATATCTGACATTGAAGCGTTTGTACTTCCGCTTGCACCGGTTGCGTCTGGATAGAATATTACTTGGTGGTCTGAATATCTCTCTTTAACTATTTCAACTATCTGTTCAGTGTCTTGCGCTGAATACTCATCTACCATATAAAGCGAATCGTTTTCATTTACATAAACAGCGCCACAAGAACCTCCATAGTTGAAATCTTGCCCTATATGAAGAATATCGCCTTTCTTTATTGTTCTGTCAGTATTGTGCTTATCTCTATCGTAATATGAATAAACAGAACCAGTAAAAATATTTGTCCAGATACCTTCCAGGTACGCTCTGCACTGTTGAGGTGTGTATGTGTCTTCAAGATTCTTTATGAACGAATCGTCAAGATTCCAGTTAGAGCGAGTTGGAGCAACGATATGCTTATAGCCTTCGCCTGGATTCTTTTTCCACCTCTGGTATGTAAATTTGAATGATTCAGGAGTTGAATAAGCAGACACCATATTGAAATGCTCATTGCTTATTGGGTGTCTTTGCCTATTTCTTGCTATGATTCTATTCCAAGCCTCATCGCCTTTCTTTGCATTTATCATCAAGTCTGCCTCATCTACGTGCGACCTGTAAACCTCATATGAAACAATTCTCGATGGATTGTCCATTGACCTGAATATAATTTGACGGTCGCCACTAAGATGTAAAATGTGATTCGACTTGTTGTGGCTGCTTTTAATTCCTCTATTGTTCAGGTCTTCTTGGATTGCTGGTATTAGATTCAACGAAAGTAGATCATGTGTTGGAGCATAAACACCAACTTTACATCCTTGAAACAGAAGAACGTCCCTAATTGCATTGTCAACAAGGACAAAAGATTTTCCAGCACCATACCCAGCTAGAAACAGAGGAGCGAAAACTTTCCTCTCTGCCATTAACCGCATTTCGTTTTGCTGATATGATAGCTCTTTTCCTATATCCATCAATCTACTTTTTTTCTGACGGTGTATGTAACATTATATGTTTCGCCTTGATTGCCTCCGCCATTGCCATCCAGCAAGCCAAGATTCTTTGCGAGTGACTCCAGCGCAGCATTCTTGTTCCAGAACTTTATCTCATTAACGTATTCAACCTTCCCTTTTCCATAACTTTTAGTAACAACCTTCAGCGAAGATATTGCCCTTGCCGTATCGTTATCAAGTGAATGTATGTTTTTAAGCGATCCATCTTCATTGAAAAGGTTTCTTACATCAGAGAACCCTATCCTTGCGTATTCCCTTAGTACTGACCTGTCTGATACTAGGAGTTTATCGGCAGTTTCTGCCTGTAGTTCCTTGATTCTTGTTGCTATCTTGGCATTATCAGTATTCTTTTTTGCGTTACGGTTTACCGTGGCAGGTTTCATGTTTTCGCAGTCATATGCGATTCGATATGCTTCTGTCGCATTTCCACATTCAACATATTTTACAGCGAACAATTCCTGTTTTTGAGTCAATACCATACTCTATATTATTGTTTTATCGGTGTTTAGTCAAGAAGATTCAATATGAAGCATAACCAGATAGCTTTTTGTTTACCGTTTCGATGTCTGTTGAAATCACTTCATAGTAGCATAATCTTTCCAACATGAGAGTAGCTGTTTCTGTTTTCATATCAGACAGTCTCTTGGAAACACACCGCAATGTTGCAATTTCAATTTCCTCTGAAGTCCAACCTGTTACTGGGCACGAATAATCAGGGGTTTCTGCTGCTAAAACATTTTGACTAAATAATGATATTAACAGTATGGTGAATAGTAATGAAGATATTTTTTTCATTTATTAACCTCCCACTTCCAAAAGTTACAACACTTGATCTCAAGGCTATTGCTCAAGTAAAAGTTAAAGCTACCATAACGTTGGCCCAATGTTGGCACCGTCCACCGTTTGCATGTTTCCTTTAGTGGGCACCTTATGTTGTTGCATTTGGTTATGTCTGGCATGGTTTGTCCTCGTGTGGCGCATGATTTACTATAGAACCGTACGCCCTATAACATCTTCAATAACATTAAGTGAACGTTCAATAGTGCTAATCCTCTCGTTGATATATCTGAAAAGCTCTGGATAATCCGGATCGTCAATCTCTTCCTGTGGTGACAATTGAACAACGATGCAAATTTGATCAAGTTTACTCGCCACCGTCTCAGAAAGCACCTCTGACCTTTTTGATAACGTGTCGATTCTACTTAGAACTATAGATGAAATACTTGCCTCTGGTTTTACATCGCTCATGATTGATTCTCCTTTTTTTGATTAAAAGCATACGACCTGGCACCGCGCAAACAAACAACCACCAAATCAACAAGCGACATAAGTACACCTGACGTGATCTTTCCTTTGCCACGGTCAAGCGCCTTATTGAGGTTTGAAAACTTCACATTTAACGCACCCCTCAGTTCGTATGTTGAAGCGAACTTGTAGCCGTGTCGAGCTGATATGTCTTTGGCGTGGTCTGTTACCATTTCGTGAAATGTGGCGTCGTTGATCGTGTTTGGAATTTTCATGTTTTGCCGTCTAACTGATATTTTTTATTATACCGATAACCGCCTGCTAATGATTCCAGTGGATTTGTGGCGTTTGTTTGTAGTTTTCATCGGTGTTTTACCTGCAAATACACAATGTATATATAAAGAATTTATATTCTAAACCAGCACCATGCCTCTATACTCTCTATT